AGGAGCTAGTGATTTTGCAGCAAGTTTCTGGGGTGACGAAGAAGCTGTGCCAACAGTTGGATACGAACTACCCCAGTGTCTCAAGCCTGAAGAGCTGATTCGCAATTGCAAGTATGTTGCAACCAGAATGTGTGATGTTTTCGAAGAGCTGAAGCAGACGGAAACCTGGAAACTGGTTGCTGGCGTTGCAACGATTGCGGCTCTCAGTGCTGTGTCGTATGTTGGCGTCTCTTATTTGAAATCACATTGGGAAGTTGCTGAAGAGGCTGCGCAAGTGACCTACAAGCATGACGTGATGAGAGCAGGAAAGAGAGCAAACGTTGCAGCTGCAGCAAAACCAACATACAACAAGGAGCTCGTGAGAGCGAAAGCTCATGCGGCAGCCCGTGTCGTGCGATCTTCATTCGTGGATGCGATGCAGATCAAGAACGTCGTAAAGCTGTCGCGGTGGACCGATCAAGGGATGGCTGGGGTTAATGCTTTGTTCGTTAAGAACAGGTATATGCTCGCTAACAGGCATTTCTTTGCTGGCATGAAAGATGGTGAGGAGTTTATGATCACTGAGTACCCACAATATTCAGTGCCACGAACTTCAACCCACTCCTATAGTGCAAAAAGGATGCGGAGAGTGCCGGACGCCAATGACGCAGTGCTGTATGAAGCAGGTCATGAGGTCCAATCACACAGGGATCTCACGTCAAAATTCTTTGAAAACGACATGCCTCAGTGCATGGATGCTGCCGCCATCAGCGTCTATCCAACGTGCCAACACACAATGGGTAGCGTTGAAATCATCTCCAGGAAGATTTCGTTCAAACTGATGGACGGAGAGGAGGCAGAGGATGTCGTTGTTCAGGGTTTTGAGATGTTTGCCACGACAGCTCAGGGCAGATCTGGGAGTGTGCTTGTGTCTGATGAGAACCACCATCGGGTCCCAACGATCTATGGTATTCAGACAGCAATGAAACCAGACGGGTCGAGAGCCTACTTTGAGGCGATTACACGTGGACAGATTCAAAGTGCATTAACATCTTTTGCACCAGAAAAATCTGTTCCGACGATGGACTATGCTCAAGAAATTCCTCCGGAAATGATGAGCATGTGTCAGAAATCGCTGATTTATGCAGGCCCTGCAGAAAAACCAGTACATCAGATGCAGTTGACAAAGTTGCGAGAGTCCCCTATTGCAGAGGATTTCATTGTTGATGATACATTGACTGAATACTTGCCGTCCGCTCTTCGCGGAAGAGACGACAATGGAAAAGTTGATGTTCTTGCAAAGTCAATGGCTGGATTTGATCGAAAGTATGGATGTGTTAACATGACACTTGCTGATGAAGTGTTGGATGAGTTCGTTGTCGAGGATAAGAGCACGCGGAAGCACAAGCTGAAACCACGTGAATTGACTCGTGATGAAGTTCTCAATGGAATTCACGGGTACGGACTCAAGGGCATCGAGCTCAACACATCACCTGGACTGCCCCTGGTTCATCAGAAGAAACCTGGGAAAGCTGGAAAGAAGACCTGGATCACCATGGACGATAACGAACAACGTGTCATGGTTGAAGAGCAGTGGGCTCAGTTCGATATTGATGACAAGCAAATTCGAGAGGGAGAGTTCCCGGAATATCTCGCGTATGCGTGTTTGAAAGATGAGCTGAGACCAGTGGCGAAAGTCAAGGATTTGAAGACAAGATCATTCATCATTCTCCCGATGATGATGAATTTGTTGATCCGCAAGTATTTTGGAATGTGGACCGCTGTCCAACATGGCAATCACAACAAGCTTTCCTCGAGTGTGGGAATTGATGTGAACACGGAGTGGACTCTGTTGCGAGACAGACTGCTGCGTGTGGGAAGTGCCGTGGAAGACTTCGACTACACAGACTGGGATCGATCCTTGCATGCTGAATGGTTCCGTATTTTTGCAGACAGAGTGTCAGCCTGGCATGGTGATCGTTACGGATCTCCTGGCTGGACTGCTCGGCGCACACTGATGGACATCCTGGCCCATCTCCCCATTCAAATCGGCAATCACGTTGTCGTGACGAGTGGAGGAAACAAGTCAGGGTGTGCCATCACCGCTGAGATTAACTCAGACGTTCACGACATGTTGATGTTGTATGTCTGGAAGTCTATCTGCAGAAAGACGGGCCATGAAGACCTGTCAAACATCATGAAGTTCCGAGAAAATGTTGCTCTGGCTTTGTATGGAGATGATGTGGTGAAAACTACGTCGCAGTCGGTGGCCAAATGGTTCAACGGCGACTCCATCTCAGTTGAAGTGAGCAAACTTGGAATGAAGATCACTCCTGGTGACAAAACGGATACCGAGTTCAGAATCAAGACAATTGAGGAAGTCACATTTCTCAAGAGGAAGTTCTTGGCATTGGATGAGGACTGTGGGATGATTCGAGCTCCGCTTGAAAAGTCCGTGATCCAAAGAATGATGTTGTGGGTACACAAGTCTGATGACCCCTATCAGGCTTGTTTGGCAAACGTGAAGGGTGCTTTGTGTGAAGCATTCTTTTGGGGCGAGGCGTTCTTCCTCGAGACTCGAGACAAAGCTGAGAGTGCATGGGCTTCTATGGGAGCACATGGCGTTGAATTTCCTGCTATTGCATATTCAACCCTGAAGTACAATTGGGAACACAAGATCAGAGGTGATCTAATTCCCGCTCAGTTTCAGTTTCGGGTCGAGGGAGGACTGGAGATGTCCTGTGTTGACGAATAGTTTGACTCCAGAAGCCATTTTTCCGTGAAGTAAAACGCAGAGAGATAAGGTGAAATTCCTTTCCTAGAATCTGCTGTAGTGCATCATCTTAGAAGTTGTCGTGAGAAATCACCGAAGACAATCTATCGAAGATGTGTAGTGTTTAAAGCACAGCTGCAGTAGGTTTGAACTCGCCTGCGGTAGATTAAGTAATTAGTTAGCCGCAGGGCTGCTAGTTAATTGATCTGCACTTCATGATGCAAGTCGCGTCTCACAAAGGTGAGGGATTGCATCAAATCTGGAAGAATCATACGATAAGAATTCTCTTTGTTTCAGTGATGGATTACCAGCTGTCTCAACGATTTTCATCTGCTAACTGCTCAATAAATTGGGGAGCAACTTGGGAT